TTGTATTCCTCATCCGAAATCTTTTTCCGGTGCTTATATTCTTCCAGGGCCTTGTAAATTGCCCGTTCTTTTTTTAACTCTGCCTCGCGCCGCTCTCTAATCCTTGCCTGCGCTTGCTGCTTTGCTACATCAACTGCCTCTTTTTGAACATCCTCGATGTTCTTGCCAATCTCTCTACCAGCCTCTCGGCCCGTCTTTAAACCTTCGCTAATGCCCTTGGCACCAGCGGATAGCCCCAATTCGTCTGCCATATCTCATCATTTATCTTTTAATTTCCGCAATATGTCTGAGATTGGCATTCCTTTTATTTCTTTCCACCCAATATAAATGCAGGCATACATAATGAATAAGAAAAAACTAAAAAATACCGCAAAGGTTATTACCGCAAAAAAGGCGATAAATAAAGCAAACATATTTAGAATGGTCATTAACATTTAATTGGCCATTAGTATGACAACCGAAACAAACAAAAGTATTAGGATATAGATTCTTTTTGCCCAATACTGTTTATTAAGTATCCGCGGGTCTTGAATCAAATAACTTTGCAATTCCAGCATATCCTGCTCGCTTTCAATGTATTTTGGCCTTAACGGATTAAGATCATACTTAGAGCCAATCTTAATTTTGCCGTTGTTATATGGCACATCCATTACTTATCTGCCTTATCGTTTAACCGATCAAAAAACGATGACATAATGCTTTCTAGCTTATCAAACCGCGCGGCCATTTCAACTCTTACTTCTTTTAGATCATCACGGCGCACATAAATTTCTGGTAAGTCTTTTTCAATCTGGTGGATGTCTCGGCGCAACTCTTTAACCGAATCCCAGATTTCTCTAGCAAACCAGCCAATTGCTGCAACAAGGCACCCTAATCCAAAATTAATAATTGTTTGCCATTCCATATTAGGTCTTCATAATGTAGCAAAGCGCATAGTAAGGGGGCAGATTAGCATTAGTTCCGCTAACGCCTGCGTTTGCATTGGTTACAGAAATGCCAGTAACTTTTGATTGAGTATTAATTGTTGATGCGCTTGTATTTGATGTAAAGCCACTATTTAACTGGAATCCATCAAGCGAACCTGATCCTAAATTTTGTGCGTAAGTTTGGAAATGGACATGGCCTGGATCGGTTACAGATGCTGTGTGTGTATGGGTTACAACTACAGCATCGGCAGAGCCACCAGTTGCGTTTACGGCGTAAGATGAGCCAGCGCCTACAACAAATCGGTCTCGCAAATCTGGTGTGCCGTTTGTGCCGTTACACAAAACATAGCCAGCAGGAATAGAGCCAATCGATCCTGACCACAATAATATTCCGCCCGCAGGAATTGGGGTGGCAGCTGGGGGGGTTGCGCTAACAATTCCATATAAATTGTCGTAAGTTTGTATAGTTACATCGGATGAGTCTTTTAAAACAAACTTGTAAAAAAACCCTTCGGTTAACCAAATTGTCGATGGTGGCCGTCCGTCTGTTCCTAAAATAATAGGATTGGTATTAGCAATTAGACCGCTAGAGTCAGTATAAGTAGCAAGCGGGGTTGTTGATCCAGCTTGATAAGTGTAGATTTTGCCGGCGTTTAAAGGCAGGCCATCGTTATTAAAAAACTGAAAACCGTTGCCGATTGGTGAGAGATTGACTGCCATAATTATTGTCCTTTACCAACATCTTTAAGAGGAATCATCTTTTTTTGGGCGCGTTTTAATGCCGATTTTTCTGCCATCGCTACACCTTTTTTAGCGCCATACATACCGCCTACAGTTGCGCCAACTCCAGCGCCAGGCACACCACCAAGCGCCCCACCTACAGCACCGCCAACAGATGTGCCGACAGTACCAAGTAATGGGGCCGCGCCCAAACGAATTAAATTATGGGCTTGTATTGCTGCGCCAGGATAAGATGCATCGTATTTAACAAGATGGCCGGCATCGTGCAAGTCTTTAACCATCTGGGCAATTTCCTTGTCTTCCATCAAAACGCCTAGTTTACGGTTGTTATCGTTTAGGTATTTTGTAATCGCAGCTGCGTTCCATTGGCCTTTATTTTTAGAGCCTTCTTGCAATATACGGTTTGCAAATTGTGCCTTAATTTCTGCTATTGCAGCATCTGCTTGAGGCCGTAATTCGTCTGGCATTTCTTTAAGCAGCTTAATTAAATGTCGCTGCTGGTCTACATCCATCCGCTCAATAGTTGAGGCAATCTTTTCAAATGGCACGGCGCGATTCATGGGTGACTGTGGATCGTAATCCATAATCTTAGCCACGCCTTTTGGATCGTCTAATAAACGAGCAATCTTGGTGCGAATGTCTCTGGCTTTTTTGTAAACATCTTCGCCAGCAACTTTAGTTACATCATTATCAATCTTGTCTTTAAGACGGCCAATAATGCCAGAACGCTCATTATTCCAGTTGGAATTAATGTATCTACGCAATCCTTCGGCTTGTTCTACCGTCATCGGCTTTACTTTGCCGTTTGCGTCTAACAAATCATTTTCTTTTAAATGCGATTCAATACCACGGCGCAAAGACATAAAACTGTCGTTTACCGTAAAGTTAGAATTGGTATCTAAGAATTTTTGTATGTCGTTTGGTATTACGGCTGGCTTAGTGCCGGCTATTTGTTTGGACGAATTGTAGGCCTGATCCATTTGAGTTTGCAGCACATTTTTAAAGTCATCAAACGGGCGCGCAATCCGTGTGCCTCGGTCATATAAAGCGGTTTCATCAAGTCCTAAAGTTCCGCCGGTGCGTTCGATAATCCGTTGACCAAAGTTTTCTAATGTGGCTCGCTCGTTAGCTAATGTATCTCTATATAACTGGCCTACCGGCGCGTCTACTTTGCTGGTCTGGAACTCGTTGGCAGCAGCAAATCCATCGCCCAAAATGGATGATTCGCGGGCATTTTCTAGGCCAACACGGGACAAAATTTGTTTGCGCTGCTCTTGTTCTGCTAGATTTACTTTGCCTTTAGGCGCGTATTTAACCTCTGGGAATGGCTGCGTATTGGTTGGCGCAGGCATCGTTGGAGTTTGAATTTTTGGTGCAGGCGGTAATGTGCCAGTTGGCGCACCTTGTTTAGTTTGTAATTGAGCCTGAAACTCTGCATAAGTTACTTTTGGTTTGCCAACAGTTGGCTCAACTCTTGGGGCCTCTGGTAATTTTGGCTCGGCAGTTCCTAGAGCGGTTTCTACCTTTTCAGCAGTTTTTACCGCGCCGCGCTGAATTGATGGAGCCACTTTTACACCACCTCCGGCAGCCACAGTTCCCATCATGTTTTCAATGTCGGCAGCCGGCAATCCTGTCTTTTCAGCAATCCAGGCCGCGCCCTTTTGAAAATTCTCACCAACAAAGTTAAACAGACGGCGCGTTGCCTCGCTTTGGTATTCTGGGGTTTCAGTTACACCAAAAGTCTTACCCATTCCACCCTCAAACGGCGCTGCAGCTGCCGTGCTAATTTCTTTTGCCTCTGTTGGGGTTTTACCAATGGCACGGGCTCCGGCATAAGTTACTGGCTCAACAATCCCAGGGACAATATTCCCAATCGTCATGTCATAGAAACTAGCAGCGGTGCGGCCAAACTGAGTTAACGGGCCAGCTTCGCCCATTTCCTTAACTTTACCAACCTTTCGCGTTGGGGTTTCTGTGGTTTTTGTTTGTACGGGACTGCCCAAAATCATGTCTGCAACAGGGTCCGCAGATGTTTGGCGCATGGTTGGCTGCGTTGTAGGTTGCGCTGCGGATGCTTGTGTTGATGGTTCATTAAATGACTTAGCCATGATTGGCTGCGAGCCAGTAGACATCTCAAAGAATCGCTGACGAATTTCTAATGGGTAAGAATTGAATCTTTCAGGATTCGTAAGAATGGTTTCCAAAAGTCTTGGGTTTTGGCCCATTTCTGTAAACCGTTTAACCGCCATTTCCACCTGACTTGGCTGCAAATTTTCAAAACGAAATAAATCACCGCCTTGCTGGGGAGGTGGTTTTGTGCCACCTAAAATTAGTTGGCCAATGTCTTGCATTACAAGTCACCCGTATTGGTTAGTTTGATCAAGTTATTGTATTTTCGGTACAAGTCTTTGCGCTGATCTTCATTCATATCGCCAAGCAATTTGTCTGTTAATTCTTTACGCTTGTTTGCATCTTTTACATCGCGCGCAATATTCATAATTTCAAATATACGGGAATCAGCGTTTGATGACCACATCTGCTGGAATCGTTTAGCATTCGCATCACCAAATTTCTGGGTGTGGCGCTGCAATCCGGTTGCCATCATATCTAAATTCGTAATATCGGCATCAGCGCGCCGAGCAATACTTAACAGCACCTCTGGTGGGAATGTCACATCTCCACTAGCCATGCGTATTAATTGTTGTCCATTAACTGTGTCAAGAGAACCACCAATTGCTTTAATGTTAGAAATCTGCACATTAGCCAAATCTTTTGACAGTTGTGCATATTGCGGGTCACCAGTAATATCTGAATATAATCTTTTGATTTTTCCGCTTAATCCTGTTTCTGGAAATAAAGCATCTGCTTGAATTTCTTGCGCTCCCTTGACTACTTCTTGCAAATTGCGCCGTGCGGTGGTCAGTTCAGACTGACGCTGTACCAAACCATCTCGAAATTTGCTTCCAGCGGTGCGGTCTGCTTCTTCTTGCGGTAACGCAGCAAAAGGGACGCCGGCTTGACGCACGGGATAAGTTAAAGGCAGACGGCCAGTATCTGGCTGCACCATCTGAGCGGTGGGCGTTACGGTTGGCGCTGCTGCCGGTGCAGTTGTTGGGGCTGCTGGTTTTGGCTGGATTGGCGCTGTCATATCCGCTGGCGTAACGCCTGTGGGCGCGGGTGCGGCACCAGGTAACGGCAGAGTTGTAACAGTTGCTGGTCCACCGCGGAAAATACCGGTTTGGCCGCCCGATGTAACCAACTGAGGGGTTTGTAATGCCTGTTGGCCGGATGGTCCAATCTGGGTCTGGATTACATTATCAAAATACTGGGGTAGATTTTTTGGGTCATTAATTGCAATCTGAGTTGCAGTTGACGCAATTTTTTCTACAACCGCAGGAGGAATGCCTAGGTTTCTTGCTTTTGCTTTAATTTCTGTTAGCGCATCAATTGCTTTATTTGGATCACCAGAAACAACTCTTGGATCGTTTCTATAACCGCCAACAATATTCATGATGGCATCGCTTTGCTTTTGATCAAATGTAAATGCAGCAGACTTTTCTCCAGTTGCTGCGGTGCGGGTTTGAATTTGTGCCTGCTGAACTAATTCAGGAAATATTTCTTTTTCGCGTTGATATGCCTGCGCACCACGGGCCAAACTAACAATGTCTGGCAAACTCATTACTGCTGGTGGTTTTGCGCTTAAAGAAATGTCTGGTTTTATATTAATTGCCATGATGATTCCTTATGCATTAGTAGGCATAGCAAACTGTTGATATGGATTTGGTGCCATTGCAGTTGATGCTGGTGTTGTAACCGCTGGATTTGCGCCTGGGGCTCTCATAAGAGATGATAAGAGCGCCATATTTCCTACATTACCAAGGGCTCCAGCATATGCGTTAGCCGCGCCCACATTTCCAGCGCCTAGTGCAGCTGCTTGACCAGTAATTAAGCCAGTTTGCTGTGCTGCAAAATTTTGACCAGCATTTACACCAGTATTAACCGCACTCTGACCCATGCCAGCAATATTTGCCAAAGTGTTATAAATGTTTCCGCGTTCAGTCTGAAAACGATTAAACGCATTGCCATATTCTGTGGATGCTAGATTTTGACCGTAATCAGTAAGGGCGCGCATTGTATTGCCGCTGATTGCGCCGCCTCCAATATTTGCTAAACGCTCAGTCGCTTGTGTGCCAAGACGCATTCTAAATGCCATACTTGGGTCTAAGTATTCTTCAAACGGACTTCTTGGGCCACTAATTGGCACCATTTCTGCGCCACCTTCTGGCGCTGCAGTTCTGTAATTTTGGTTATAAAACTGATTAAATGCATCGGCATCTGCTGCTAAATTAAAGTCTTGGCCAAATTGGTCTTTACCAGTAACAGTTAATGATGGTGGCGCTAATTCGCCAGCAGCAATTCTTCTTTCGGCCTCTGCTTGTTGCTGTTGTTCAAAAGCTGCTCTAGCAGCTTGATAATTGGATGGCAGCGCTCCAGGAGTTGGTGGCGGTGTTACACCCGTTGTTGTCCCTTCGGTTGTGTGAGGAATGTATTGATAAGGCTGGTTAAATCTACCCAATAAAAAGGGTTTCATCCGCTCGATGTCTTTCAGGGCGGTGTAACCAGTTTCGCGGTATGGGGCCAAATCTTCTCTTGATCGCTCATACATGGCCCGCTCTTGGTCCATGGCGCGGTTTGCTGCATCTGCTTGAGTTCGCGCAGCCGATTTGGATGCATCGGCAGTCATTTTTGCGCCAATTAAGCCAGCGCCTGCTCCTATCGCTATCGCGGTTCCTGTTCCTACGGCCATTATTCGATCCCCTTCATAAATGTACGCTCCATCGGCTCAAAGCCTGCCCGACAGTAAACTTTTTCCATTTTTTCCGCTCTTTCGTCCTCTAGCGCAATCATAAAAATGGTTTTTGCTCCGCGTTCCTTTGACCACAATTGTAAATGCTTAAACATCTTATTACCAACTCCAGAGCCCCTGGCCGCAGGAGTTAGCCACCACCATAATTCTTGTGCAACTTTGTGGGATGGCGAAAAATACAAAGGGTAGACAATCCCCCCTGTAATGCCTACGATTTCGCCATTAAGTTCAGCCGCCAATATGCAAATATCTGGGTTATTCATGGCAGATACTACAAATCCTTTAAATCCCTCTGGCTCAAATTGGCAAACCCTTTGCATAGGTGACGCAGCATGAAAGTCGGCGCTAAGTTGCAGATATGCCGGCAAATCGGCCTCTGTGGCTTTTCTAACAATAATTGTTGGCTCAGTATTTGACATATTTATAAGTTGTAATACGGGATTCTTTTAGATTCGCCGTTTACGGTTACCTCAATAAATCCCTCTGGGTTAGCAGGCAAGGTAGCTGATCCAGCGGTAGCTGTAGATGCGCTAGAAAAATTTAAAAGGTTTAATAAAAATAACTGCCAGGCACGGGTTGGCCGGCCTGTTTGGTCTACTAAAGGACTTGTTGGCAGCCGTTGATTTTGCGGGGTAGACATTAGTTTTCTCCAGCCTCTGCTTTAAGATTTGCTGAAACAATAACCGCCTTAACTGGGTCAGAAATTGATACCTCAAACACTTTATCTCTGGACCATCCTAACCGCCTCCATATGGCGCGATTCTGGTATTTTCCTTGTTTTCCGATGCTTGTCCAATATTCATTAGACCAGGTTGATCCGCCGTCATTAGACCAGCGCAACATAGCCTGGGGGTCTTGCCCTTGGCCGGTAGATAAACCAACGCCAGGCTGGAATTGAATCTGCAACTCATGGAAATACTGGCGTTGTAAATCCGATGTGATGTGGGGAGCCCTACGAATCCTGCGGATTGGCTGGCCGTCATCAGTGTAAAAATTACGGCCTAACTGATAAATCTTGCCGTTTTCGTAATCACCAACCAATACTTGTTGATTAAAGAATGCGCAGCAGTTGCCACGATGACGCTCAAATTCATTCTCATTATTACGATAAAGCCACTTATGCCAGAGGCCTGTGGTGTTGTCATATGCCCATGTCAGGCCATTATTGCCAATACTTGGAAAAGTAACAACATATACCTCATGGCCCTCTAATTGATAGGTCCAGGCCAAGGCATCCGAAACATTCTGATTAACTAAAGTTGTTTCAACCGCATGGGTGGATATTCTTTCTGGAAAATACCCATTCATGCGCACCACCATAGCCTCGCCGCGATTGTTTTTTGACACATATGCAAACGAGTTGCCCATTCTGGACATGGAATATTGCGCCGCAATACCTTGCTGGGTGGATGTGCCTGGAATGCGAGTAAACGGAAATGGCACGGCACCCGAATTAATCCAGACTTCGGAGGACATCTCGCCGAGTAAATAAACTTCGCGGCGGTCCACAATAATTGACACAAGGTCATCTGGTGAGCCATCTTTACTAGCAAAAGATAACGGGTCTGTAATTGGGCTTAATAGGTCAGATGATGCCCACAGCTGCGAGTTTGGTTTGTTATAGACAAAATAATTGTCGGTAATATCAACCGTGCCGCCACCCTCAAACGGGCCGTCATTAGCTGGCAATATGGTCCAGTTCAGGGCATAAATGGTAGTGCTGCTAACCGTCTGCGATGCGCTGACCGTGTAAGTTCCAGCGCCCCCTGATCCCGTGCCAAAAGCCGTAATGATGGTGCCATCGGTTACGCCAGAGCCCTCTATGGTTTGGCCAATTTTTAAAGTTCCGCTAGTAACCGCAGAAACGGTCAAAGTTGTTCCAGATATAGAGCCAGTAACAATCGCTGGCGATGCAACCGAGTTTATAGAGGTTGACGCTGTGGTTTGTGAGTTGCTGACTGTATAAGTTCCAACCCCGCCAGAGCCAGTTCCTAGCGCAGTAATGACCGTGTTTTGTGAAATATTATTTCCAAATATTGCCTGGCCAACTGCAATGGTTCCACTTAAAACCGATGTAACAGTTAAGGTTGTGCTGGAAATTGATCCGGTAAAAATAGCATTCGATGGATTGGAGATAAACCAAGTGTAACGATAGGAATCGTCCACGATATACACATTGACCCCGTTATCCACAATTCCAACTAATCCGGTTGATGTGTTCATTTGGCCGATCATTTTGGGTGTGTAATCGGATTCCATAACATACACAAAATCACCGCAAACGGTTACGACTTGGGTGCCACCGGATAAGGTCCGAATGCCTCGCACTTCTTCCTGATTTGGCAAAATAGCAACAGTTTCTAACCCTGGAGTTGGGTAAAGCGCCATAACGCCCCTATCGCCTTGGGGCTTAGTAGGGTCTATTTCAGGATAAAAATTGATGCATTCCTGGGCATCTTGATAGATGGACGGCGCTTCGTAAGCTGCGCCAACAAATCCAAAATCTGGCATTAAAAGCCTCCAGTAAGAATCCAGCCAGCATCTGCTCGTTTACCGACAATCAAGGAATCCTCAAAACGGGCCACTTGCATCGGTTTCATATTGGTTCGTTTAATGGTTGCTTTTGCATGGTTTGCAAAGCCATTAATCATCTGTATTTGAGTTTGGCTGGCTTTTCCATACATCGGCATCAAACGCTCGGCTAAACACCATCTAAGGGCCATTATGTAGCCCTGAGGGATGATTATCTCGTCATTGATTGAGGTAAAGCGCTGAAACAGGGTATCGGCAAATATATGCATCTCACCCTGGGATGGATTTGGCCAGACGGTAACTGTTCCTAGGGTCTCGCCAGGCTGGTAATACAGGGCGCGGGGCCATGGACCATTAAGGGTTTTAAGGCCAATTAATTCGTAATTTTCTAAGTTAAGAATGGCCACCGGATAGTCTAGGCCACCGTTCAAAATAGGTTGGCCATTAGAGTTAGTGTTTACCCTAACAAACGCAGAATTTATTGATAACGGTCTTTCGTAATAGGCGTTAATTGTTGTGCTGGCAACTGTTTGCGAGATGTTGACCGTATAGGTTCCATCCGAGTTTACATTCCCGCCCGCGCCAGAATTAAACGCAGTTATTTTGGTTCCATTGGCTACACCAGAGCCAGTAAGGGTCATGCCTAACGCAATAGCGCCATCGGAAACATCTGTAACGGTTAAAGTTGTGCCAGAAATCGAGCCGGTAATTGTGCCGTTGATCTGGCCACCGGGGCCAATCGTATATTGGGTTTGACCTGGAGTTAAGGTAAAAATAATCTCAGTCTTATAAAAGACCATCATCTGCTCGTTTGACCATTGGTCAATCATGTCATTGAGCATATCGAATGCGTCTTGCGCATCTGCAGGCGCGGGAGTTTCACCAGCCTCAAGAGCCCCAATATCTTTGAGGGCGCGAGAGATGATGTCGATTGGTTGTGTCATATCGTCACCTTAAATGTGTCCACGGCCCAGGGCGGTTTAGTTTTTATTTCTGAACTAAGCGCATCCAGTTGCTCTTGTAATCTGTATTTTATGAGATGTTTGTCATTTTGGGTAGCATCTAAATCAAGCCAATGCGCAACCTGGTGTTCTGTTGTGTTGGAATCTACCAAGTGCTGATTACGCATTTTCCAGTTACCCTCTGTCTCTACAGAATGAGTCCCGTCTGCTGCCTTGCACCAATATTTAACTGATTTCAAAACTTCATCAATAATGACAGTTTCTAAAATCTTCCATTCATAATTAATCATAATTATTTGTTAATTTATGGGATGCAGGCCGGGTCAATAATGTCACCATCGCTATTTCTGGTTCCATGTATGCAACAGGCAACAGTTCCGTCCTCTAAGGCAATTAATTCATGATGTTTATCTTTATTAATAAAAATCATGTGCGGGGCAACAAAAGTTGTTTCTTTACCATCGCAAACAATTTTTAAGCTGCCTTTTGACAACAATGTCACATGGTCAAATTCATGAGTATGACCATTTTCTACATCTCCAGCTTTTTCAAAAGTCATCATGCGAATAAAAACATTTGCCACATGACCAATATCAATTTTTGGATATGCCATTTTTTATAACTCCGTTGTCTGAATTGTGTCCCAGGTCCATGTTTCTTTATTTAATACAGAACTTGGGTGGGGTTGAGGCGGATAAAAAACATCATTTTCATAATCATAAATGTAACCAATTCCAGCAAAGTTTCCACGCAATGGTGTTCCGCCTTGTGTATGTTGATTTC